GATTAATTTTTGTCTTGCGTTCATAACTTTTCTTCTCCTTCGCCCGGCCGGAAGCCGGGCCACCTTGTTTTTATGATTAATCGGGGAAAAGTACAGTAATTTTACCTGTTTCCCGGTTTTCAAAAATTAAGTTGTACCACGATTTCTCGCCGTGATCGTCCCATGCTATAAGTCTGCGTTCATTTTCGTAGCCTTCCGGAGGTCGTTCCGTTTCCTCCATTTCCTCCGTCCATTCTTCAATGTGTTGGAATCCCATTTCTTTTTTTGCGTCTTTTCGATTCTTGTATATTTTCATTTTTTTCCTCCTTCGCCCGTCAAGCCGGGTATTAATTACATTGAGCGACTTGCTTCGTATATCGCTCTTATCTTCTCCCTGTCGGTATCGCATACCGCCAGTTCCTCTCCCGCGTAGTCCACTGCTGCCAGGTACATGTTTCTGGCCTCGTTTTTGTCGTCGCCCGATGAGGCAAAAACATTGCAAGCCTCGCGGGTTTTCTCCTCCCAGTACAACTCCAATCAACGTTCCGGGTTCTATCGTTTTTCATTTTGTTTATTCTTTGCATATTACCTCCTATAATGTTTCATTCTTATCTTTTTCGATCGCCTTGGTTAGTATCTCAATAATCACTTGATATAATGGCTTTCCTTCCTTAACTGCAATTAATTTCAACGCTTTGTGTAACTCACCCGGAAACTGTCTTATTAAAAAATTCATTGTAAACCTCCTTTTATTTTGTTCTCTTGTTACTAATATATACATTATTCAATATATGTCAAGAGTTATTTTTATTATTTTTATATAAAAAAGAAAATACCCAGTAATACCTGTTATCAACAATGTTATCAACAATTAAGGCAGAATTACCTGAAATAACAATAGCTTGCACGCTACACGCTTTTGGCAGGTTGTTGATAAACAAAAAAATGCTTGATAAAATAAAAAAAAAAGAGTATAAGGGTAGTTAATTAAGGATAAACCAGGGTGGGTGCTGATATACCCGGCACCCCGATCGTCAGTGCAGGGTAGAATAAGACGCTGAGTAACGGAAAAAACGGGAACCTAGAGCCCGGAGAAACATCAGTTGACCCGGGAAGTAACAGGTCGGCGGCAATATGGAGGCCGGATGGCACGCTGGGATAGACAGCGAGGAGCAACATGGTAGTCCCGACGATATGCCCTGAGAGAAAACTTAATTATTACATCTACTTAATAACGGACAAGTCGATTGCGGAAAAATGTGTCAATATGGGTTAGATCAGGAGCATTAATGATGCCTTCGGAAAAGAAAGAAAAAAGAATCAACAATAGAAAACCTACTGAATTGCAACAAAAAATAATCAACACAAAACAAGCACATCCACGGCTCAACACAGTTGAGATCGCAGCAGTAGCCAATTGCGATCATACTCACGTAGTCCGCACCCTGCAACGATACGGTATAGCTAAATTTGATGTTGATAACTTTATTAGCAACCGTGCAGCAATTTTTGCCGGATTGCAACACAGGCTTCTTTCCAGTCTCACTGACGACGATATTAAAAAGACGCCATTAGGGAGCAGAGTGCTCGCAGCAGCCCAGCTATACGACAAGGAGCGGCTGGAGACTGGCAAAACAACCAGCAATTTAGCGATTGTTCAGTTCCAGATGCCCGCTCCCGATCCAGTGCCCGATGAGCTAAAAAACGTCAAAGTGGAGGATATCAACGCGGGAGGTATAATAGATGCCTCGGCAAGTTGACATAACATCTCGGGCAAACGGCATAATACTTAATGATTACAGAGTGAGTGAAGACATAAGGTTTCTTATAGGGCCCTGGCTGCTTTTCTGCTTTAAAAGCTCTTGACAGTTTACAGGAGATATATTATCACAAGACAAGGGGAGAGGGTGGATGTACACACGGCAAGGCGGAAAACTCAGAAAAAGTCGTCCCCCCCTGCCAGAGAAAAACGGGGTATTGAAATCCTGAATATCATACCCCCTCCCCACATTTTCAAAAATAAAAGGTTTTTTTATGAACAAGTTTAACACAGAGACGGGCATAAAGGATGGGAAGTTAGTTGATACCTACGTACCGCATCCGAAACAGGTGTTGTTTCATAAGACGTGTGCCAACGAAGTTCTCTTCGGAGGCGCTGCAGGTCCGGGCAAGAGTAGAGCATTGAGGGCAGAAGGGTTAAGGTGGGCTTGCACGATACCGGGGTTGCAGATATATTTATTTCGTAGGACATTTCCAGAGTTGGAGAAGAACCACATTATTTCTTCGCAGGGAGAGTTTCCGAAGGATTTGGGTGAATATAAGAGTCAGGCCAGAAGGTGGGAGTTTTTTAACGGGTCTATGTTGCATTTTTGTCATTGCCAATACGAGCAGGATGTTTTTCAGTATCAGGGTGCGGAGATACATCTTCTTTTAATTGATGAGCTTACGACCTTCTCAAAATTTCAGTACGATTATTTGAGGGGTCGTGTTCGATGCACCTTGCCGGTTCCGGAGGAGTTTAAGCACAAGATTCCTGGGATTTACTGTGCTTCTAACCCTGGTGGCGTGGGGCATACTTTTTGCCGGGCGAGATGGGTGGATTACGCCCGTCCGATGGAAATCAAGAGAGCGCCGGTTTTGGAAGGAGGGATGTTGAGGCAGTATATTCCTGCTTTACTTGAAGACAATCCTACCTTGACACTTACCGACCCTGGATACCGTTCAAGGTTGGAGTCGTTGCCTGAGCCTTACAGGACGGCTTATTTAAAGGGTGACTGGGACATATTTATCGGGCAGGCGTTTGATTTTTATTACGACTACCATGTTATTAAAGACCATCCTATTCCTGCGGGCGCTCCGGTTTATATGACGTTTGACTGGGGTTTTGGTGCGCCATTCAGTGTTTGCTGGTTTTATATAGATCAGGATGGACGTATGATCATGTTCAGTGAATGGTATGGATGGGACGGCAACCAGAATAAGGGGTTAAGACTAACCGATATTGAAGTCGCTGACGGGATTAATACCAGGGAGCAGGCGATGGGTATTTTAAATGTTGTTCAGAGAATAGCGGGGCCTGATTGTTTCCAGAAAAAACCGGATTACAGGGGAGGGGGGCAGGGGCCGTCCACGGCAGAGATTTTTTCTAACAGGAACCTGTTTTTGACAGCGGGAGATGCCAACAGGAAGTTAAAAATTCGCCAGTTTAGAAATAGGTTAATGGTTCCGAGAGACGAGAAAGGCGAGGTTTGCGGGAGGCCTATGTTACAGGTTTTTGAGTCATGTATACAGTTTATCCGAACCATACCTGCCATTTCAGCGCTGCCCAGCAATCCAGAGGATATTGACACAACAGGCGAAGACCATGTATTTGATTCTGTTTGTCTTTTGGCGATGGCAAGGCCGGTGAATTTTGATGATACAAAACTTGTTTTGAAGCCCCTTTCCACCGTTATAATTGATGCCTTGGAGAAGAAGCAGCCAGACGAGGAATTGGGAAATTATGTTGCGTCAGAGATGGACGCATTTGAGAAGGCTATGGGATACGGACAGAGGGACATGGGTTTGATTTATGACCGGGTGCCATAAAAGTATTAAAAGTATTTGATAAAATTTAAACATAGTAGTATGTTATGATTAAATATGCTGGGGCACAGCAAAATTTACGTTTGTGGAGATGGTTCATTGGAGCTGTCGTTGAAGCAAGAAAAAAAGTCACGTTTTAGCAAGCGCTTTTTTTTGCAGCGGTTTTTATTCATCTCGGGTTTAAGATGGGCAGGACTGTAACGGGGCACACAGGCAAGCAGTTTGAGGTGGGAGGGACAACCATGACAGGATTGACAGGATTTGAACTATTATGCTATGTTCTAGGTGGCGCTTTATTTGCAGCGGGTTTCATTTATTTCGGATTCAGGATGGGCAGGACTGTAACAGGGCAACCGGGCAAGCAGTTTGAGGTGGGGAAAATGCCATTGTCGGAGCATGACCCTTATCAGGAAGCACTATCAAAACCGGAAGAAGTGATAGAGGACCGGGAATGAACAAGGAGGTGACATGAACGAAAATATAAAAAACGATAAAGAAGAAGCCTGTGAAAAAATAAGTTCGATTATTTCATTACTTTGTGATAAATATAATCTCACGCCATTGTTTTTGTGCCTTGGCGAAACGCCTGATTACCAGAAAGGCGGACGTCTATGGAACGGAAGCGTTCACTTAACGCTTGGAGTTTGAGCCAACCACTGGAGGCGGACTGTGAAAGTCATTTGTGAAATATGTAACGAGATTATAGCCGAAGCAAGACCGGGTAATATGTCTGTCCCGATGCGGGGCAAGATGTTCAGGTCTCCGGATACTTTTCACGGTTATGACCCGCCGTTTCACCCTAACGCCGAATGGGAAGATATGCGGTGCGGATACTGCAACCAGCGGCCTTTTTTAGAAAGGGACGGATTTATGACGGACAAGGGGTATGTCAAGATACAACCTTATTCCGTACCGGAAGGTTTTACCGGAGAAATATTTACGTGTGAGGTTTGTGGAAAATTTTGCAGGAGTGAACTTGCGTTAAAAAGTCACAGAAAAATACATGAAAGGGAAAAGTGATGATTAAAATAGTTTACACGCAAACGGGAGGTATCATCGGAGAGAAGGTTCCATCGGAGATTGGAATATTAGCATTGAAAGATCCCCGAATTATGCAAATGATTAAAACGGAAGAAGGAGAGTTTAAAGTAAATATTGTTC